GCCAGCTCAAAAAGTTGGGCACCGAGCAGCGCCAGCCCACAAAGGCCGAAAAACAGGCCTGGTGGAGCCAGATTAAGTTTTACCAGCGTCACCGCCAGTCGTTGGGCAAAAAGCCGGTAAGCGATGGTTGGTGCAAACACACTTTCCATGAGCGTTTCGGGGAGTGGCCAAACGGCCTGAGCGATTATCCGATGGACATCACCCCAACAGTTTCAAACTTCATCAGACACAAACAGATAGCTTTTGCTAAGCAGCGCGAGAAAGCGCAGGCGCTGCAGGAGCAGCAGAAAACAGCAGGAGCAGCAGAAAATAGCAGGAGTTGCGAAAAGGTGCAGGCGCTGCAGGCGCAGCAACAATGCCAGCCTGAGCAGACAAGAATTCAGCTGGTTAGAAACCATATGCAAGATATCAAACAGCAGTTAGGGAAACGAGTATGAAGACGGCGGAAGCAGCAAAGGGCCAGTGGGCCATGATTTTTGAACATTACGGCCTGCCGCCGATCACAGGCAAAAATCACTTCAAAGGCAAATGCCCACTTTGCGACTCAACAGGGAAATTCCGTATCGATGACCGTGACGGTGCCGGCACTTGGATCTGTACCTGCGGTAGCGGCGATGGATTGAAACTGGTTACGCAAACCCAGGGTAAACCCTTCAATGAGATTTGCCGTGAAATTGATGAGCTGATCGGCAACACCTTCACTCGTTTGAAAATACCGGTCACCACCAGCGCCGGCAGTTTGCGTAAAAGGGTGCTCAGTAAATTTTCCAAACTGGCTCCGCTGCGTGGGACCACAGGTGCCGATTACCTCAATGCTCGCGGCATCTATAAGCTCCCGGCTGAAGCTATCCGTTTCAACGATAAACAGCGTCACGACGGCCGGGTGTTCCAGTCCCTCTACTCTCTGGCCACTGATGATAAAGGCGAGCTTTGCTATCTGCATCAGACGCTTCTGGACGGCTCAAAAAAGGCCGACATCGGCACCAGCGCAAAACGTCAGAAATCCCTGCAGGAGGACAATTATCTGGATCACGCCCGTTCAGTGGCGATCCGTATGTTCCCTGTTGCCAGCACGCTGGGCATCGCCGAAGGCATCGAAACAGCTTTGTCCGCGCACCAGCTCTACGGCGTGAATACCTGGGCAACCATGACCAGTGGGTTTATGAAGAAATTCCGGGTTCCGGCAGGCGTTAAGCATCTGATTATTTTTGCTGACCGTGACGAGAACAGCGCCACCGGGCTGGCGGCCGCATATGAATGTGCGCACGCGAACCTGCTGGCGAAAAATGACCTGCAGCGGGTGAGTGTCTACTGGCCCGATCACGATGATTTTAACAACATGCTCATGAACGGCGATCAGGTTCGTGAATTGGTTTTCTACAAAAAGGCAGCTGCGTAATGCGTACAGATAACATCGAACATAAAGCACTCTTCACAATCCCGGCAGCAGTGCACAGCACCACCCTGGCGAACATCAAGCCGCTGCCGGCTCAACGGAAAATCACCGGCCATAAGCAGACGGACGCTTACCTTTGGGTGCTGGAAGTGATCAGGCTGAACGAACCCGCACACCTGGACGCAGCCGAAGCCGCGCTGGAGAAAATCAAGGTCACGCCAAAAGAAGCCGGTGAGCGATATTCCCGCTATCTGCTGGCGAGTGGGGCTGATCCTTTCCAGGTTGCTTTCGGGACTATCGGTATGGATAACCCGGCGAACGCTATCAAGGCAGCGCGGGAGAACATCAAAAAGGCCGCAGATATTCGCGCTAGGTTCGGCAACTATGAAACTGCAATGGAGGATGTAGAGGCCGAGCGGGTAATCAAATCCTCAACCAGATTTATCGAGGATTACTACTGGGGCTGGACCGCAGCTGAAAAGAAAGCACAAAGAATTGACGGCAGCCGCTCAAACGAGATCGATGATCAGCGTCGTGAATGGGTGGCCGGTTATCGTGACGTTCTTCCTGAACCGTATACCCTCTCAGATGTGGTACGAGAATTTATCTATTGGGACTGGCTTTACGGCGTGCGGCAGACCGCGAGTAAAGAACTCGGTCATGAATTTGGCCCCGATCACTATGAGTCGGTGACTGACCGCGAGCGTTATCTGGAGGAGTTGCTTTCGACCATCAGACCAGTGACCCGCACCGAAGCCGTAGAAGTGTGTCGCTGGTTTCTGGATAGCGGAAAGGGGGAATACATGAATGACGATGGCGCTGTGGTCATTCTCAATCTGGTGGGGGAGTGTGAATAATGAAACTTGAAGCAGCTCTCAAACACTTCAGCCCTCAGGGCATGCTCATCAGTGACAGCGTGAAAGGCACATCCCCGGATCGCCTCACAGGTACTGATGTTATGGCGGCCATCGGCACCACCAGCAGCCGCGCACGTTTCGGCCTGGCGGCATTCTTCGGGAAGGCCGGGATCAGTAAAACAGATGAGCAGCTCGCGGTTCAGGCGCTGGCCCGTTATGCGATGGATTCCGCTCCAAAGAACGTGCGTAAAGCAGCTGGTGGTGAGTTCGGCTGGTGCATGCAGGTACTGGCGCAATTTGCCTTTGCTGATTATTCCCGTTCGGCGGCCACCAGCGCGACGTGCAGTAGCTGCGGCGGTACCGGTTTTATGTCCCAGCTCGAGGATGTAATCAAGCACCCTGGGATTTTCGATGCAGACGGCGCTGAAGTTGTGGCCCCGAAGATCAAGCGTGAGACGGTGAAACGTACATGCGGCACCTGTGGAGGTAAGAGGGTGATCCATGCCCGTTGCCGCTGCGGAGGTAAAGGCGAGGTGCTCGACCGCGCAGCGACAAAGAAAAAGGGGGCACCGGTGTTTAAAACCTGTGGCCGCTGCTCTGGTAATGGCTTCTCTGCTGTCTCTTCTGCCACGGCACACCGAGCCATTCTGAAGCGTCTCCCGGATCTCCATCAGTCCTCATGGTCACGAAACTGGAAACCATTCTATGAAATGCTGGCGGACACGCTGCGCCAGGGAGAGCGGCAAGCCGCTGTAGAATTCGAGAAGGCTACAGCTTATTAATGTGATCGGAACAAATAGCGACATTATATTGCACGATAGCGTTGACTTTGCATAAAGTTGTCCTGTATGCTTCTAATTATGGAGTATAACGCCTGTAGATAATTAACCTCGAAAAGCCCGCCACGTTGCGGGTTTTTTAGTATCCGCATTTCCTGCGCACCGCCCGCGCATTCATCACGTCGAACCAATCCATTTGAAATGAGCCTTTGAGGAAGTCAGTTAGCGCTGGCGAGCCTCGACGGGCTGGTTTCCTATGCGACAAAGGTTCATCTCAAAGCAAGGTAAACGTGATGCCTAAAGACCCAACCAAAGAAGAAGTCGAGAAGTATTTTCATTGCGATCCTGAGAAGGGCTCGATTGTTCGCATAGTTGATGTAAGTACGGCGAAAGCAGGGGGTTGTCCTGTCCACATCAATAATTGTGGATACCACATGCTAAGTGCGCTAGGTCAAACCATAGGCCTACACCGCATCGTATGGATTGTTGGGGCGGGCCCTGTTCCGGACGGCATGGAAATAGACCACATCAATGGCGACAAGGGTGATAACCGGCTATCAAATCTCCGACTCTGTTCCCCAGCCCAGAACAGGCAAAACAAATCAAAATATAAGAACAACACCTCTGGGTATAAGGGTGTGAATTTCGATTCATCATCAAAGGGGAAAAACCCTTGGAGAGCGAAGATTGTAGTTAACAAGAAATCGATAAGTTTGGGTAACTATCCAACAAAAATAGAAGCTCACCACGCTTACGAAAAGGCAGCAAAAAAATATTTCGGTGAGTTTAATAGATCTTAATTTCAGGCCGCAGACAATCACCCTCAGATGCCACGTAGCCCTCGTGTCTGACGGCCTTCTCTACACATGGACCACCTATGTCTGAACCTCTAACCATTGCTGGCGGTGTAACGTCCGCAACAATCGGAGTGACGTTCGCATCTCTGTTCCCCGAGGCAACGCCCGGCGTAATGCTGTGCGCGCTGGCTGGCGCAGCAATGTACGTTCTGACATCCGATCCACACCAACTGTGGAAGCAGTTCCTGTTCGCCGTCATCAGCTTTGTCGGTGGGGTGTTCTTCTCGGTACCGATGGCGAAGATACTGGCCGGGGTGATTAACACCGCCCTTGGCCTGTTACAGCCACCGGTAAGTATCGAAGTGTCCCCGAACATTGGCGCGCTGGTTTCCGCTTCCATCTCTGTCGCAGTCCTGCTTCGCATCCTCGCCAAATCAAAGCGGGGGAAAATGCTGGGGCTGGAGGAGGAAGGTAAATGACATGGCAAACCATCGTTCTTGATGTAAACGCCATTATCTGCGCGCTTATCGCTATCAGGCTGATGTTCTTCAGTAAGATCGGAAAGCGACACCGTCCTGCTGTGGCGTGGATGGCGTACATGATGATCCTCGCCGCCGGTTTTACGGCATTCCGTATCCTCTACGGGAAATACCTACAGGTTGACCCGGGCGAACTGATGCTGAACATCGCTATCTGCATCGCCGTGTGGCGCTCCCGCGGCAATCTCGCAAAAGTATTCCAGAAGGCCGGGCAATGACTAAAAATTTCAAATTCTCTCAGCGCAGCGAGAACAACCTTAAAGGCGTTAACCCGACCCTGGTGAAAGTGATCCGCCGCGCGCTGGAAATTACCCCGTTAGACTTCATCGTTATCGAAGGGCTGAGAACGCAGTCCCGCCAGAAAGAACTGGTCGCTACCGGTAAATCTCAGACGATGAACAGCCGTCACCTGACCGGTCATGCCGTCGACATCATCCCGGTTAACACCACCTGGAAGATTGAAGAGTTCAAGCCTCTCCTCAAAGCAGTGAAGCAGGCAGCTGACGAGCAGGGCCTGAAACTCCGCTTCGGCATCAACTGGAAGAATGACCCGGCGCTGCCCATCGAAACCAAATTCATCGACGCGCCTCACGTTGAGATCCCCGCATGAACATCAGCCTGAAATCGCTGATTGTGCCGGGGGTGATTCTCCTGCTGGCTCTGGCGTCTTGGCTGTCGTATGCCAGCTATAAGAGCGAGAAGAAACGCGCTGATGACGCTGAGCAAAGCCTGTCACTGGCAAACGCCACCATCACCGACATGCAAACCCGTCAGCGTGATGTTGCTGCACTGGATGCTAAATACACGAAGGAGTTAGCTGATGCGCAGGCTGAGAATGCTGCTCTGCAGCGCAAGCTTGATAATGGTGGCCGGGTGCTCGTCAAAGGCAAATGTCCAGTGCCTGCCACAGCCGAAGCCGCCAGCACCCCCGGCATGGGCCATGATGCCACCGTCGAACTCTCTGACGTTGCTGGACGAAACGTTCTCGGTATCCGATCCGGAATCAAGCATGACCAGTCAGCCCTGAGAGTGCTGCAGGAATACATCAACACGCAGTGCCTGAAGTAACCAAGCCTCGCATTAGCGGGGCTTTTGTATTGGAGCCAACAATATGCCAGCAGCTATCCCGCGCGCCTGCCGTAAACGCGGGTGCTCCGGCACCACCACAGATCGTTCCGGCTACTGCGATGCGCACCGTAACGAAGGGTGGCAGCAGCACCAGCGAGGCCTGAGCCGCCATCAGCGTGGCTACGGCAGTAATTGGGATATCATCCGCGCCCGCATCCTTAAGCGTGATCGACACATCTGCCAGGCGTGCTTGCGCAGCGGCAGACCGCGTCCGGCAGAAACGGTCGATCACATCATCCCGAAAGCTCACGGCGGCACAGACGACGACAGCAATCTCGAATCGCTGTGCTGGCCATGCCATAAGCGCAAGACCGCAACGGAGAGAACCCGATGAGCTATACACGCTGCACCTACTGCGGCTCGACGCTGCACACCGTAGCGAACTGCCCAAAGACATGGGGAGGCTCAGCCCGCCGTGCGAACCTGCGCTGCAGTTACTGCGGCCAGTCAGGACATAACTCCAGCGCCTGTCCGCACAATGCCAGCAGCGCGCGGCGGCGCAACCTCAGTGATGACTTCCACCTCGACTGATGGAAAGAGAAATGATTTCAAATGCAATCATTTGAGGTGAATGATATCGATTCTCACTACCGGGGGAGGGCGGGTCAAAAGTTCAGGCCCCTGCCTGCTAAGGACCGCCGCCTAACCCTTTCTCGCATCGCCGCAGGTTAGAAAACTTTTTTATGGGGTCCCCCATCCGATGATTAATAGGAGTTTTCGATTATGTCAGGACCACCGAAAACCCCGACCCATCTGCGTCTGGTGAGGGGTAACCCATCAAAACGTCCGATCAATAAAGACGAGCCGCAACCCCCGGCAGGGGTACCCCCAACTCCGAAGCATTTCGACAAGCAGGCGAAGTACTGGTTTAAGCGAATGGCTGAAGAGCTTGATGCCGTCGGCGTCGTTTCTCAGCTGGACGCCCGTGCACTCGAACTGCTGGTCGAGACTTACACCGAGAA